CGATCGGCTGGATTTGTGGCCTCCATCATATCCATCGCACTGATAAAATCGCCCCCAAGCATGGCGTTTAATTTACCAGTTGCTTCGGCGGCGCCTTCGAATGTATCAAACTGCTTTGTTAGGCCGAGAATTTTATCCACTTCCATTCCAGATGCTCTTGCACGCATTTCAAGATCTTTAAACACTGTATTTGCCCGATTTCCAAAAACCGCCAATTGAGGTTCTAATCTAACAAAATCAGCCATTACCTTTTTAGGATCTCCAATGGCGCGCCCGAAGGCAAGCATTTGTTCAGAGGCTTCGACGGCCTGTTGAGTGCTCATGCCTTGAATTCTTTGCATGTTTTGTAACGCCTGGGCACTGTCTTCGTATGCAATGCCAAGCTCGCCTGCAATTGCAACCTGCTCAATCATAGCATCTGTTTCTTCTTCAGTGGCTAGGTTTAAAGTTGTCACGCTTCCATGCAATGCCCTGGTCGCATCTGCAACTTCATCATGCGTGGCGCCATATTCATTCAAAGCCGTAATGTTTGTGTACATGCTTCTGGTGAGATAATCTTGGCCGCCGGCTAACTTTAGAACCTCTTTGTGTGTCGCATCAGATTTCATTCCATAATCGAGCAATTGCTTGGCTTGTTGTACCATAATTTCTTGGGCTTTCTGAGCAAGCCCTGCCAAAGCCATTTGTGCCATCTTCGCTCTTCCAGCAGAGGTACCTAAAGCTTTAAAACCGGCCACCGTCGCCTTAAGGCTATTCTGCATTTTTTTCTGTTCTTTTATTGAATCCTCTGTAAAACCCAAAAAGGCGAACAAACCCTTGTTTGCGTAGTCCGTTGATTCTGCATGGTCCTCCATCGCTTCGTTGGTGGCCTTGAGCGCTTTCTCAAGGGCTATTTCCTGCGCGATTAAATTTTCGGTTACCTTACCATTCTCGTCTAGCAACCCTTCAATCTGAGTTAGGCTTTGAATATACGCAGCCTGCTCGGCCGTCAGCGCCTCGCCAGCGGCTACCGCGTTCTGCTGAGCCTCAATAAGCCTCTTTACATTTACAAGTCGGCGTTCTTCGACTTCTGCAGTCTTGTCGCCCTCAGCTTGCAATTGCTTGAGCTGCTCAATTAAGGCGGCTGCTTTTTCTGCTTGATCTCCGTAATCTTTTGCCATCTAAATAATCCTACTTAAACGGCCATTTCAGACCCGTTGCTTTTGTAAATTTGCTAATCGCTCTTTTTAACATGCTTCCACTGGCATGTGTCCTAGGGTCGTTTAAACCGTGTTTTTTGTACGCATCAATATATCGCTTCTCTCTTCCCAACGCGCTCGCAAAAGCTTTAATTTCATGAGGCTTGCCTCGTACCTTAACTGGCAAAAATAAATCTTGACCATACATTCGTCTTAAAATTAATTTGGTGATATTTCCAAATATTCTTAAAAAGCTCTCATCTAACTGATTTTGACGTAATTTTTCAAAATCAATTACCATTTCGGTAATTTTATCTTCTTGTAATAAATCTTTTTCTTGCATACAAGTGCCCTCTAATAGGTAATTAGTTGATTAAATGAAATGAGCCAAGACGATTTTTGTCATGGCCCATATTACTACTTAGTATATTTGTTAGCTGCGGCTCTCGCAGATGGTGGCATGCGGGACAGTCCTTCTCGCGATAGCTCATGTGAATTGCTGCCCTTCCCGCTTCTTGCCTCTTCTATTTTTTCGTTTTCTTTCTTAAGTTGTTCGCCTAATCGCTCGGTGAACCAATTTCTTAAACCAACTGGTAAATTATAAGCCTCTATAAAACTCCAGCCGCCAACATACTTTAAATAGAAAAACTGTTCGTAAACAGCTTCCATGTATTTATCACTTAGGCCAAAAAAATTCCGTCGTAAACGGAACCTCCAATTGCGCTTCGAAGCCGCACTCCTCACATTCAAACTCTTGCATCAAGTCAAGTGTTGGGTTGATTGCTTTATATGCTTTTCTTAAATATCTCGCATCAGAAGCAGGCATATTATTAATCAAATATTCAATTGATGCTCTTGTTCGATCGCCGTTCGCTGAAACAATTGTATATCTAAATTGAGCAGTTGCATTCTTCTCTGGTTTTTTATTTTTCTTTGTTTGTGTTGCCGCGCTGACAATTTGCTGTTCGTCGCGGCCGGTCAAAAGACGAACTTCGACCTGAACTTGTGTCTTTGGAAGTGTGACCACAAATGTTCCGCTATCAGTGCGTACTATGTCATAATCGTCTGTGTCAGTACCGTGATACATTTTTGCATCAAACAAGTCAAACTCATTTTCTTGTTTTGCGCCGCATGCGGTACAAGCCAATTGAGTTTTATACATATTGCCGTAGCCAGTAATTCTTGCAGAGACAAGCATTGCATTTTTGTCTCCAACCAGCACTGTGTCAAGTTTGATTCTTTTGTCGGCAATGATATTGGACAAAAACCTATCCAACGCAACACCCTTCTTCAATAATGTTCTTGATGTAAGAATATCTTCGTCTTTCGCAGTCATGTGACGAATTTCAATATGCTCTTGCATGTAAAGGGGATGGTTTTCGGGATAGTATATTCCCTTTGATGGCAACTCGACAAACTCTGTCGGAACTACGAAGGATAATGGCGCAACTGCGCCGGCCTGATCCATTGCAGGAGTAGTTGGAGGAGGAGGCTCTGCAGCTGCATGCTGTCTTCTAGAGCCTGTTCTGTCCTCATTATTTCTTTTTGGCAAATTACACCTCTCTGTTTTAAATGCCTATTGTTTAAATTGTTTATTAGTTATTAGGGAGTCTCAGGAGTAGGAGTTTGGCCTGGGTCCCAAACGGTGGGCTTAACCTCACTGCCTTCGCCGGCATAGTATGATGCGCCTGGACCAGAGGTTCCCTGTAACGTTGCAAAATCATAACGAAGCTCAATCTCAACTAGTGTAAAATCTTCACTATCATAATCTAGGTCACCAAACTTCATATCTTTAATCCAGGCTCCATTTAATATCCATGTCTCAATTGGCGTAGCATCTGAGTCGATTTGTGTAATTACAACATCTCCTAAAGCGCTAACCGACTTTCCTTTAGAAATAGTTGTAAAACCATTTGCATCCTCACTAGCAGGCACGTTGTAGCCAGAATTAGCAATAACATTAGCAAACGATGTTGCAATGTCTGGTGATACTGGATCTACAAGAGTAACGGAAACTGTGTTCCATTCTACTTTACCTGGGTAGTAAAAAGTATGATTTAAAAATTTATGTGGTGTTTCGCTTACGGTAAACGAAGGTTTGCTAACTTTTTTGCAAAACCACACGGTGCCGCCTAAGCCCGTAAATTGCAAATGAAATTTATATGCTCTCTTTGGATCACGCGCATCTGCAACGGCGTCCCCATCTTTGTAATCTGTCCAGAATGGCATTTAACTAATTCTCCTGTTCATAAATATATAGTAACTTGATTGATTAATCTTATTATTAATCATCGAAAGATGCTCCAGTACTTGCGACAACAAAATCGATTGCAATAAATTCAATCGCTCTTGCTGGCTTGATCATAATCTTAGCGTATAAGACATTTTGATCAATAAGATCAGGAGTTGTAGTAGACTCGTCAAGAATCAGGCGATACTCAGTGATACCAAATCTAGCCTGAACACTTCTCAAAAATGGATTGACCAAACCTCTAAATCGATTCCATGTAGCTTGAACGTTTTGATCAAAAAGAACCTTAGTTGATAGTCGGGAGACCTCTTTCTTTAGGAAGATCATCAATCGGCGGACGTTAATCCGGTCCAATGCTGAGCGTCTTGCCTGTAAGGTCTTCTGTCCGAAGATTACAATTCCTTCTGATGGGAAGCTTGCAATTGGGTTAATCCTTGCGTCATATAGCTTATCTCTTTCTTTAGAGGTTAGTCTTTCGCGGACACCAACGACTGCCAATCCAGCAGATCCTTCAGTTAGGCCGCCACGGTTAAACCCGGCGGGTGCAAACCACACATCTGACTTTCTCTGAGAGCTTGCAAACGTACCCAGTGCAACCACAGAGGGTGGCATCCATACGGCTTGCCCTGTTCGACCATCATTAATAAGAACCCAAGGATAATATGCACAACCGTAGCTGCTATCAATATTTCTATTTCTTAGGTTTGTAATCACGTCATCCACAGAGCCGCGGCGACCAGTTTCAGTAGTATTGTTTTCAGTAAATGGCACGTATCCACCATCTAGATCAACAATTGCTAATGCGTCACCTCGACTCTCACAAGTCGCGACAGCGTGATCAACCAATGTATTGTCCGTGAGGCCGGGCATTGTCAAAAGATTCATTTCAACAAATTCTGGATCTGCACATGTGTCGATTGCACGCTTAACTGAATAGTATGCATAGCTGTTGTACTCAGTTCCAGAAGAGAGGCCAGTATTTCTGAATGGCTCAGCTTCTGTAATGTCCATGCCGTCGAAGCCGCCATAAAATGGGACAGTGAATTTGTCATATCCTAGATCGAGGACGCGACTGTAGCTTGCACTGTTTGCAGAAAGGCTTTCAGCGCGTGAGCCAGACGTGTAGACTAGCATATCTCCCAGGCCACTCTCATGACGAAGATCATCCAAAGAGAATACCCAAGAGAATTCTGTTAGACCATCGCTTGACGTGTTGAAAGTATCAAACGCAGAGCAAACTGGTCGACAGTGATCCGGAATACTTGGATCGTACTCTAGAGATGTTGCTGTCTTCGTGGTCTGGAATCCAAAATAAGCGTTTGTTGGATCGGTCATTTGACCATCGGAAGAAGACACTCTTAGTGGCACGGCTGGGAATTCAATGTTACCAGTAATTGCCAAGTTTCCAACGTTGATGAAAAGATCATCAATATCTGTCTCACCGTGCTTAGCAGTAGTACTACCACCACCGCCGGGGATATCTCCAGCAAATTTAGCAAAAATGTTGAAACCCTTGTTGGCTCCTGATCCGCCAGCACGATCACCGCCAGCTCCCTGGAACACTGCGTCTGGTCCGCTGGAATCAGAACCACTGATGAAGGAGAAAGATCCATATCTAATTGGGCCATGTGCACCATATGGCAACAGTGCATCGTCTGTAACACCAGTGTCAACATCTTCATTCATTATGACACGAATAAACTTAGATTGGTTTGGATATTTTCCATACTGTCTAAGTCTCTTTTCAGTGTCGCTCCATTCCACGTACATATCACCAATTCTACGGGCGATATAGTTTGGAGATTGGGGATTTAAATTAAGATTTGAGAATCGCTCGACCTGTCTCACTGCATTGTCAGTGTCTTCAATTCTTCGAAGCTCAATTGCAAAGGATCCATATGGATCAATATCAGGTCTATCTGATTTTTTAATACTAGTAACCGAAACTTTAAGGTTTTTCTGCAACCACTCTCCATGGCTCAACCCAACAAGCTTGAAAAGCTTTTGCATATCTTCGGGAGCGTAAGAGGACACATTTGCTGTGCTCATATGCTGGGCAATAAACCAGCCAGTTTCACAATCCTGAAATGCTCTTTTTTGCAGACCGTGGTGGTTACTACCGCTACCAATTCCAGTAATCCAGCCGTGAGAAGCGCCGTCGTTAGTTGCTGTGATGTCGTTCTTTGCCAACACTTTTCTCAAAGCATTGTCATATGTCTCGCCAAGCCAGTACTTTTCTTGCTGAGGAGTTCTTGTAACGGTTGTATTTGTTAAAATTGGGTTTGTGTTGAAGACTTTACGGATATAAATATCGGAGGTATCATCAAAGTTGAAAGATGCCAATTTTACAGTGTTTCCGTCAGCGTCTTTAATGATTGCTTTGAATTCGTGATTTGCGCCTTCATTGTTTAACAAGATGCCAGACCCTGAAATAGCAAGGCTGTGGTCAGTTCCAGACGCCTCTTCGGAGTGTAAGTGTAGGGTGTCACTACCAGTAAGCTCAATTGAACCCTCCTGCAGATACCAGACTGCAGCCAGGGTACCAGACATTTGTCGAGTGCTCTGTAGGCCGGCCTGTCCGGCTCTTTGAACTGGGCTTGAACCTGATTCAATAATAAACAATCCATAAGCACCACCATTAGTGGAACGTGCAGCGTTGTGAGCAGCGGTAGTTTTCCAGCCAGCTTTTCCGGCGGCGCCAGACGTTGTTTCGTTTGGATGGAATCCGCCCATTAGACGAACCATCGTGACCGGTCCGACACCTGCCCTTAAATAAGCTTGGGCTGCATATGATGCATAAGTGGGGCCCACATAATTACCCTTTCTCCAAACATCGCCGCTTCCGCCACCGGGAATTGGCATACCGAAAACATCGACAAACTCTGAAAACGAAGAAACTCGTACCGGACGAAGGCCCGGGCCGCGTTCGGTTCTTCCGATGATAACAGGGCCGGTACCGCCGGGCTGTCTTGGTATAAAAGAATTATCGATTTCGTTTACGAATATTCCTGGGGATACAAACTTAAATTTTTTAACTGACATACTTGGTATTCTCCTTAAGAGCCATATTGCTAGATATCGTTCTCATAAACATTTATTATGACTTTTCATGTAGTAAATAGTTGGTTTCGTTTCTAAAGTCCCACAACATTTTAAAAATTAAATAATGCTATAGTTTAAAAAATCGGTCTTTTTTGGCTGATGGCGGGAAACCGCCTGTATCGGGGTGTTCGTCTTGAGTAATTACGCGTTCTCGGGGAATTCTAACCTTTACGGCATTTTCACGAACGACGACTTTTGGAGTTTCTTGATTGTCCCCCTCTCCGATTAAATGGCCTAATACTCTAATATCAAATTTTGTCTCAAACATCCTCTCTTCCTCTCCCAATTCTGCCACATTATTATTCAAACCAAAATCTTTTGGGAGAAACCCTTCAAACCTATGGCCTTCATTGTACATGATAAATTGATTAATTTGCCCAGTCTTAACTAAGAATGGTGTTAACATCTCGTTAATTTGCTGCTGATATTCTGCTTTTAAAGTTATTGAATAAGTTAAATTAACATAAACGGGCAGAGGTATACTAATCGTCTGATAGACAATTAAATTATTGTTCCTTGGATAATACAATTGGCCATTGCCAACAGATCCGCTGGCGAAAGCACCAGGGGAAACATCATCGCTATTATTTGTGTCGCGGCCCCCACCACGCAACCTCGCACCCTCGTTAGCAGCGAATAAGGAGGTTTTTTCTTGTTGAACTCTTCGTGCTACTGTAACAGTGCCACCGCGAGGATCGTTTACTGGATATATGTGGGCAGTCAGTCTTCCATGCATTGTTGAATCTTTTGTAATCGAGGTCCTCTGTATGGTAATAAGGGGCAATTTAAGATTTCCATTGCCATCTCTTATATCCTTGTCATTCTTGATTTGATAAGCGCGCTCAGCTGAGACCCAAATTACTGGAATTCTTTTTCTGCCCTTGTTTGTGGTTGAGTGTATTCGCAATTCTTCATATAACCAGTTGTATATTGCCTGATCCATCGTCTCTAACGAAGATGGTTGAATTATGAACTCTCGCTCTGGTTGAACCGACGAAGTATTAAAGTAGCTTGGTGGTGTTAAAAATTCAACTGCCATCGAAAAGACCCTCTCTTGCTCTTACACATTTCGCCGCAATTTCCATCCTATGGTCAATTTGTCCAAACATTTGTTTAGGTTCTGCCAAGGTTACGATCTCATAATATATATCTCCGTATAAAACAAAATCTCCCTCGCGCACAAACAGATCTTGATCTTCTGTTAATCTTCTTTTGTGAAAGTGCACGTTAATGGCAACCTCTTTATCCAAGGCCACGTTGCTGGTAAATTTAGTCTTGATCCCTTCAAACTCTACTAACGCATACACACGTATCGGAGGTAAAAATGTTTTTTCAATTGCTTCCCCGTAAAGAGGATGAAAATTTGTTCGATCAATGTCAATTGGGTAATAGACAATTTGTTGGCCAATCACGCGCTCAATCAATTCGTCGTTTACTTGCTTAACAAGATCACGCTCTTTCTTACCTAAAAAGAGTGGAGGTGGTGGAGCTTCTGGCTGTTTCCAATCATCAGACATTTATTTATCCTACAAATATTGGCAACGGAGACTCTTTAAGAATCTTGTTTGTCGCTTCGACAAGCTCTGCATCACTCTTAATAAGATCATTATATTCAAGAAGATCAAGGACTTCTTTAAGTTCTGTTCTCAATTTTTCTTGCTCATCTTTCCCTTCAGATATCAATGCGGAGCCATTTAATGTTACGGATTCACCTGGGATTGGGACTGTGGAAAACTTGCTTCGAATTTGACCTAGCGTTTCTTTTGTAAGGGCTAACGCAAATCTTCGAATCCACTGTTTTCCAATTGAGTTTATGTTCTCGTATGGTACATTATCAAATGGCAAAGTATTCATGTTGTTGACACCGGTCATTCCGGTGGTCGACTCGTTTGAATATTCATCCCAAACATCATCTTGAATTGTAAATTCAACCCAAAAATATTCTGGCGCATGCGAATCTGGAATTGGATATAATCTTAATTTATTGTTTCTAAGATCATACGAATAGTGAGATATTCTTGTATATATTGAATCTTCATAGGCCATGGCTTGCATTTTATTTTGCCATGATGGTATTAATTCAAATGTAGAATCATCAGAGTACTGGCCATATGTATTTAAATTACCAACAACACCAATTCCACCATAATATCCATAAAATCTCCACATAGCTTGCGGCGTTTTATAATAAACTTTTCTAACTAAAATCTTTTTATAACCATTGTCGTTGCCATCTGTCAACAATCCAGCGAATGGCACACTTCCTTTGCCGGCAGCATCAGAATTATTAACCGATGCAGAAACAATTAAATCTTGCAAATCATATTCTTGTTGAGCTTGAACTGTTTCAATTGATGCAGAATAAAATGTGCGATCTCCTCCCACACCTGCTTCTTGAGATAAACCCTCTGCAACCCGACGAGCATACGCAAATTCGAATCTTGGGTATTTTAAGTTTACACCTTCGGGACCTGTAATTACATCTCCACGATGATCAAATGTTCCTGTTGTGTTCCCAAGAGCATCAGACAAGATATTTTTTGATTGATGTATATTAATTATATATGAATATTCTAAACACGCTTCTTCATAAGCCGCATAAACATTTGAGGCCGATAATTCGATATCTAATACTTCGCCGCCTAATTTTCTATAAGTGTATTCAACCTGGGCTGCGGCGCCTGATAAAAAAGATTCTGTTCCAGTTGTAAAAGTGTTGTTATTTGAGTCTGTGTACTTTACATATGCACCAATTGCCAAAGAGCCGGATACGTCATCTGCGTTTCCCGTGACTGGCAAAATAGATTTGCTTGTTTGACTTACTGGTGTTAGTGTTGGGCGAGCCATGCATAGTTCCCTCCGTATCAATAATTAGTTTTCTGAAATAGAAAATCCCACCCTCATGCGAAGGTGGGATAAAATAAGGTGAACTAAAATTTGGCAAATGGCCGTTTTCAAAAAAAGCACCTTATTCCGCAGAAGACTCCCCAGAGGTATCGGCCATGGCCTCAATCATTTGCACAAATTCTTTTAGTGTTCTTCCGTGCGCCTGTATGAGTTCTTTGGTTATTGTCTCCATGGTATCAACTTTAGCTTCTAAAAATTTAATTCTTTGCCAAAGCTGGCGATTTTCATCGACGGCCTCTTCTATATCTTCAGTTTCTACGTCAATAATTGTGGGTTCAGACATTTTTTCTCCTAATGTTTTGATTTGTCTTAATATAATATGTTATATGTTATGCTCAGTTTGTCAAGAAAAAGCCCCACCTCCAGAAAGAAGTGGGGCCCAACCTTATTTTAGTAAATCATATTTTATTCAAAGATGACTCTACTAATTGACTGGTGGTGTATTCTTAAAGATCTTGCGCTTCCTGCATGGACACGAAGACCAATGTATGGAATGAAGTCGATATCATTAGTCATGGCGGCGCTTGTGGTAGTGCCCTTGCCCGGTGTAGTTACCTCGGCCACTGTAGCAGTGGTGTTAAGGCTGTACTGCTCACCGTTGACATATGCAGAAATTTTTCTCTCATCATCAAATTTGATTTTTAAATGATAAGTGGTATCAGCAGCGACTGCAATTCCCAAGTCTGTCAAATAATCAGAGCCACCTATACTGTACACGAAGTGCAAATTAGCGTTTGTAGCAAGTGTGCCTAAATCATCATCTGTTGCAAACAAGAAATATGCTTGATTAGCATCTGTTGCAATAGTAGGATCATTAGTTAGCTTTAATCCAGCATGGATGGATACAGTTGTAATTGTGTCTGTTGTAATGCAACAAGACCATTCTGTTTGATTTTCAGAACCCCATTTGACGCCTCTCCAAGCCGAAATGGCGTGTGTGGGATCATCACTGTTGTCATTATCATCTAGATGCGGTGTTACTGTTGTCTGGTCATTATCGGTACCACCTGTGGTGATTTTGATGCCACCATATGTTTCCGAGAAAGTGGTTAAAGCAGAAGTCATATTTGTTCCTACTACCTCAAACTCATCAGACAGCGCTCTCGCGACTTCAACAGTCATAGCCTGATCTAAGTTGGCATTAAGTCCCGGTCTTTTTGGAAAATAAGTTTCCAAAAAATACCTGCCCGGTGCGTTTGACGCTTTGTAGTGTTGTATACTACGCTCATCACCGATAGTTATATCTTGAAACGTTGTGCCAGTAAGACTGACCTCTCTCCTCAGCCCTGATAGCAATTTTGCCAATCTCGCTTTGTTTGGTTGTATAGCCATATTTTTTTCCCTCCTAAAGTATTAAATATAGATCTGATAAAGGGTCCGCTGGCCAGCAGCGAGTTCCCTCATCACTTTTAAGTAGTATCTCAAAGCAAAAAAACCCCCGCTCTTGCGAACGGGGGCTTTTTATTTTTGGTTTATCGGTTAGCTCTCGCCGCCGCTCTCACCAAGTAGGCCGCGTACAATTACGAGTCCGTACATATCGGGACGTACCATCTTCTTGGCGTACCGAGTCATCACACCCTTGCGGGGTACGAAGTCCTCGACACCGAAGATCGTAGGAGTCACCTGTAGAGGGACGTATGGGGCGTAAACGTAGCCGCTTTCGAGGAAGCTACCACCCTGACGACCAACTAGGACGACATTCCGAGGGAAGTAAGGATCGACGTAAACGTCGAACTTTCTACTTAGAGAACCGGTCTTGAGTGCACCAATCTGTCCCTTGTCTTCATCGTGGGTAACGCTTGCGCGGAATCCAGAGGTGAATTCAAGGATGTTAGCAACCTCGGGGCTGCAGACGACATAATTAGCACCGCCACGTAGCGTCTTGCGATGGATCTGAGCGGATACATCATTGATTGTCTCAATGAGAGTCTCATACCATTCGGACACTGTACCGGTGAAGTCGGGAGCCTTAGTGGCAGCACCAACTTCTGCGCCAGTCTCGCGCTCAACAAACATTCCAGGCATTCTTGCCCAGTAGTAAGTTGCGGCGGTGGCACCCTGAACCAAGTCGTTGAGGATCTCGCGATCGATCTCAAGAGCAATTTGCTCAGAGAGGATGCTAGTAAGCTCAACTTCAGCATCAAGGTTGTGGTAAGCGTTAAGATCTTGTCCCAACTCTGGAGTCCACTTAGCCTTGAGCTTCTTGGTCTTGGCAGTTACAGCAACGGAGTCAACCTTCAGGTCGATCTCGGGAATGTTTTCTTCATTCTCCAGTCCCCAGGTGCTAGCACCTACAACGGAACCAATTGCTCCACCAGCCTGAAACTTGTCGTCAATTGCGAAAGTGACGGCAAGATCCTTGGAGTTCATCTGAGTCTTAACATCCTCGTAAGGTCCGTCGTGAGAACCAGGATTACTTGCAGTACTCTCAAATACCATGACAAGAGTAGTATCTGTAGTGTTGGTAACATCTAGATCGCGAGGGCCAGCATCTTTTTTATCGGCTGACTTTCCAACCAATTGGTTTAGACGCTTGATCTGACGACAGATTGCGATGTCGTAAGAGCTACTAGTGCCCCCAGATGCGGCGCCACTAGTACCCTGACCAGTGATTGAAATGAGGTTGTCTAGGTTTAGCTGAGACAGCTCAGAATCACCAGTAAACGTCACAACAACGACGGCAGAACCAGAAAGATCTGGGTCGTACTTACAAAGCTTGCTGAGTGAGGTTGCAACTTGGGATCCACCCAAAGAGGCGGCCGTTACGGCACCATCAACATCGTCGCCGGTACCAGAACCAACAACACCAGAAGCAACAACTACAGCTGCTGACAAAGTAGCAGATCCAGTTGGGGAGGCGTAACCCTGAGCTAGAGAGTAGAACCCTCTTTCAAGATCATCGTCAGAAAGACTGACACCACCAGTGATTTCAGAAGCAACACGTCCACCACCATAGAGGGACACCTTACTGTTAGAGTAATTTGAACCGGTCTGGGTTAGACGGACGGAATTCATCTGGAAATCCATGAAGAAAATGAGTCCAGAGGGCAAGCTCATTGGCTGAACAGACACAAGGTCGTTAGCAATAAGACCACCGAAGACTCGACGGACAATGGGGAATGCGACTGCGGCAAAACCCTCAACGTCTCCACCGGACATTGTAGAAGCCTCT